AATCAGGTGCGCATGCGGCGGCTTCATCATCCTGCGCCTGGGCAAGCGCCAATGCCAGAAGTGTGAATGGTCTGGCACAACAGCAGACGAGCAAACCACGGATAAACCTCAGACACAGAAGGCAAAACAACATGGTCAACAACATCAGCTGGTGCACAAAGGACTATTCCCAGTGAGCACTCATATGACACGATCGGCAAAGAGCAAGAACATCAAGCCAATGACTACGAGCATAGCCAAGATGATGATGATAATGTACTGCCTGCCTTCCACAATTCCTGCATGGAAGATTCGTAGGTTTTGCCATTCGTCCTTGTCTAATCTCTCTTCGTACTGCGTCCGTCGCCAGATTTTGAACACGGATCGAGGGTGCAAGATTCTTTCTTCTTCGGCGCATCAAAACGCGGCTGCATTCTATGCATTTTCCACGCAAGCCATCTCTACGTCCCCGCTCAATCGTGAACAAACTACACGATTTCCAACTACAACAGCGATAACACCATTTCAAACCAGCATCAATTTTCCCCAGATATTCTTCAAGGGAAAGGCCAAGATGACTTGCCGCGGCTTTTTGAGTTCCAATCAACGATCCCATTTTCTCCCTCCATATTGTGGAGACACAATTGTACCCATACAAAAGGAGAATATCAAATGAAAAAAGGCATGTGGTGGGATAGAACCTGGAATCCAGTATCCGGCTGCTCACCCATCTCCGAAGGATGCGAGCACTGTTGGGCCAAGCGCATGTCAAAACGCCTGGCCGGGCGCTTTGGCTACCCAGCAGACAATCCCTTTGCCGTAACGCTGCATCCCGACAAGCTAGATGATCCCCTGCACTGGAGGAAGCCGCAGCGGATCTTTGTGTGCAGCATGAGTGATTTGTTCCACGAGGATGTTCCGACCACCTTCCTTGACGATATCTTCGCCAGAATGTGGGTGTTAAAACATCACCAGTTTATTGTGCTGACTAAGCGCCCTCAAGACATGCAGGACTATTGCACCTCATTGGCGGAGAAACTTCCTGTAAAGCATTCTGGAATGTTTTTGAGTCCTTTTGCACCCTATTGGCCATTTCCGAATGTGACTCTTATGGTCACCGCGGAAAACCAGCGCCGGGCAGACGAGCGCATCCCAGTCTTATTACAGACTCCGGCGGCAGTGCGCGGGGTAAGCCTGGAGCCGCTTCTTTCTCCCATAGGACTCGCTCGTCTTTTCCCTAGCGCCCATGGAATGAGGAATGATCGTTTCCAAATTCTTTGCGGAGCTGAAACCGGCCCAAGGGCACGCCCCATGCAGCTTGATTGGGCCAGGCGCGTCCGGGATGATTGCGTGGAAGCCGGGATCCCCTTTTGGTTCAAGGCTGACTCCCAGGGTAATCATCAGCTAGACGGCCAGGTATGGGAGCAGCTCCCGGAGATCCCAACATGATTCAGACCACCTGGCAAATCGCAGATCAGCCGGCTGCAATCTTCTCGGAATCACGCATGTACCGTTACACTTTATGGCGACAGTGGCCTCATGGCATAAGATTCGCGATGTTCATTTGCCTCAATCCCAGCACTGCTGATGAGACCATGGATGATCCCACGGTTAGGCGCTGCATGAACTTCGCAAAGACCTGGGGTTATCGCGGCCTGCTTATGACCAATCTTTTTGCTGTTCGTGAAACATACGTCTGGAAACTGAAGCAGTACTTACATCCAATTGGCGACGACAATAACGAACATCTGGTTGCCGGAGCACGTGAAGCTGGAATTGTCGTAGCGGCATGGGGGACGCACGGAGGATTCATGGATCGCGATAAACAAGTTATGGCTCTCATTCCAAATCTTCACTGCTTGAAGCTAACCAAGAATGGTTATCCTCAGCATCCCCTGTATCTACCAAGCACTCTCAAGCCTCAACCATTTTATCAGCCATGCCCAAGCCAACGCTAAGGCATCGAGGAGGTATTGTGCCAAAACAAGTAATCGCCTGGATTTGCATTTTTGGCTGCAAGCGTGGATCATCCACTCGTAGCGCGGTGGAAAAGCACGAACTCACCTGCCAAATGAATCCGAGCACCAGAAGTTGCAAGACATGTGCTCTTAATATCCCTGTAAATTCTTATCCTAGGTGGGTCTGCAAAAAAAATCATCTACCGGCAGGAAAAACTATCAAGTTTGGCTGCAAAGAATGGAGGCCTCAATGACACCAATGCAAGCTTTAAGGAAACACTGTCTCTGGTGTTGCCTCGATCAATTTAATGAAGTTCGAGAATGCATTTCGTTCAACTGCGCCCTTCATCTCAAAGCAATTCGCGCCCGATGCCAAGATTGCTGTTGCTGGAACGATGCAGAAGTGAAGAGGTGCAAGTCAGATTGTACCTTACTACTATTTCGGATGGGTCATAGCCCAAACTATTCTGAAGAAACCCGAGAAAAGAGAAGACAGGCGCTTAATATGCGTCGCCTTGAGCTGGAAGCCTTATCCACGAGTCAACCAAAGGATTAACTATCCAAAGACGTGTTTGAGTACGTCCAGACTTTTAAGTGCTTAAAAATGGCAAGATTTGACCACTCAGCGAGGAGCTAGTAAAAATCATCAGACGCTACGTCGCCTACAACCCGGCTGGACAGATGCTGGTGAACACAGATTCCGATTCCGCCGAGGGATGCCATCAGAATCTCATCGAGTGCATCGAGTACGAGGGAGAATCTATCCAGGATCTGCTTGATCTTGGCTATGTAATTTCTGTCTACCCGGAGGAGAAAACGTGAGAATCTGCTCAGTAGACCCAGATGTGGACTCTCCAGCGTTTGCCCTATTCGTCGACGGCAAGCTCAAAAACTGGAACGCCATGAAAGCCAAGAAGTTCCAGTGGCTACCACTCGTACCACAACTCATCGAGCTATGGCAGCCGGATCTACTTGTGATCGAGGATCAGTACCTACCACGGATGATGACTGATCGCGCGAAATCGATATTCCAGCTCGTCTCAGCACGCGCCATGATCTGTGGATGCTTTATCCTGGCTGGCATTCCCTGGGAAACTGTGCAGCCATTTAGCTGGCAGCAATCGTTAGGAGGATCTCGGCTTGGCCGTGATCAACTCAAGCAGCGGTCTTTTATCGTCGCCAGTGACATCGCTGGATTCAAAATCGAGAATGAGCATATTGCTGATGCAATTTCGATGGGCCAGTGGTTTATTACAAATCACCGAAGGAAACCAGCATGACGCGTATTTTCCACGGTAAGATCACCCAAGGCAAGCTTCAACTCGATTCTCCTTCAGCCTATCTGAGACAGATCGCGAATCTTGAAGGACAGCAGATCGAGCTTGTTCTCAGAAAGCACAAAAGCCACCGATCAAACCAGCAAAATGCTTGGTATTGGGGGGTCATAGTAGAGCTCATCTCTCAACATACTGGTTACACCCCAAGTGAGGCTCATGAAGCCCTCAAATTTCGTTTCTTGAGTGACCATAATCCAGACCACCAGGGCCTCATCAAAATCAAGTCCACTTCCCAACTCTCCACCAAAGAATTTGCAGAATACTGCGATCGAATCGTGCGGTGGGCCGCCGAGCATCTGGAGCTCTTTATACCAGATCCTGGGCAAGTCGATTATCAGTAAGGAGAACACATGGAATCATCCATCGAACTAGTGCAACTTCCCAGGGATTGCGTACTCGGACTCTATCCAAAAGGAGCTTACCAGACCTCAGCATGCCTTGAGTCTGGATGTACCCGGCCATCCTACGAATGCGTGTTCAAAACCAGGCCAATAAAACCCACCAAACGAAAGCCGCCAGTAAAAGAAGCCTTTGCGCCACAATGGCAGGAAGGCCCTCGTCACCATCAGTGGAAGGATTTCCAATGCCAACACTGTGGAACCACCGATGAAGCACAGTTCTATGCCACCATGAAAGGATCATGCAAACGATGCGTGCAACTCCATCGGGCGAAAACCAGAAGAGAAAAGATGGGTAAAAGCATCGCAGTAACCTGCCGTCAGTGTGGTGAAGAATTCTGTAAAATGCCCGGTTCACACTTTATCCTATGCCGAGTATGTCGAAAGGATTAATCCATGAAAATCATTGCAGGTATGCAGTTTGAAAGACTCATGGTTAAAGAAAAAATCAAATCAGACAACTACTGTCGTGCAAGATGGTTGTGCACCTGCCAATGTGGAAAAACCATTTCAGTGCTTCAACAAAGTTTAATTGCAGGTCAACAGAGTTGTGGATGTCTGAGAAAAGAACTACAAATAAGACACAACGCATACGGAACGCCAATCTACCAAACATGGATATCAATGATTCAGCGATGCAGAAACCAAAAAAATAAATCTTTCAAACATTATGGTGGTCGAGGAATTATAGTTTGCGAGCGATGGAAAACAGCAGCAAATTTTATCGAGGATATGGGGCCAAGGCCCGAAGGCATGACACTCGAACGGATCAATAACGATCGGGGATACGAGCCAGGTAACTGCAAGTGGGCCTCACCCGCCGAGCAAACAAGAAACAACCGGCAAACAAAACTCACAAAGCATCAAGTCCATCGGATTCGTGAATTTAAATGGGCTGGAGCCTCTGCAAAAGAACTGGCAGTCTTATTTGATGTAACCAAATCAACTATCTTCAAGATCTGTGCACAAACAACCTGGAAAGACATTTAATCCATATGAAAAATACGATTTTTCTTGACTAATTCGACATTTCGAGGATCACTATTTAATCACCATGCAAAATAAAGAAACACCACAGATCGAAGAGACAGCACAAACCGAGCAGCCCAAACGCAAGCGCGGGGGCCAAATTGGGAATTCCAATCGGTTAGACCATGGTTTCTATAGCAAAAGTTTTAAACCAACTGAAAAAGAAGCATTACTCACTCTTAAAGAAGGATTGGCGTCTGAGGTTGAAATGCTCAGGGTCGCTATCCATCGAGTCTTTAGGATGATGAAACTACCACGAGGAGCAAAACTTGATCCCTGGCAAAAAAATACCATGATGTGTCAAACGCTCAGTACCCTTGGAATTGCCACTACGAGATTGGCCCATATGTTACGCTGTGAAAAATTCCTCGCTGGAGGATCGTCATCTGAAATTGAGGAGCTCATGAATACGGCGCTCGATGTACTCGAGGAGGACGACAGTGCCCTATGACGGATCAAATAAAGCACTCGTAGCCATACTAAAGCTCCTCACAAACGTCGTACTGTTCTGCCAGCACGCATCCAAGATCACCTTGCGTGATTACCAGATCGAACCCGCCAAAGCCATTATCAACTCCATCGAGAAGAACCTTGGTCTTTCCATAGTCTGTATTCTCCCGCGCCAGTCGGGCAAGAATGAGCTGCAGGCCCAGATCGAATCCTTCATTCTCCGCCGTTTCTGCCGTCTTGATCTCGAAATGGTCAAAGCATCACCCACTTGGAAGCCCCAGTCACTCAACGCAATGCGCCGGCTCGAGAAGGTCCTCTCCCGGAACCTCCTCACGAAGACCTCGTGGCGCAAAGAAATGGGCTTCATCTTCACGGTTGGCAACGCCCATATAAGCTTTGTCTCCGGGGCGCCAGAGACCCATATCGTTGGACTTACCGCAACGCATCTCCTCGAGCTAGATGAGGCCCAGGACATCCAGCCGCAGAAGTATGACAAAGACCTCGTGAACATGGCAGCCAGCACCAACGCTACCCGAGTCTTCTGGGGGACGTCCTGGACATCAAAGACACTGCTTGCCCGGGAACTTCGTGCCGCTCGTGAAGAGGAAGCCAAGGACGGTATCCGGCGGGTTTTCATCTATAACGCGGACGATGTTCGCAAGGAAGCACCAGCCTACGGCATGTTCGTTGACGCCCAGGTCCTACGACTCGGCCGCAATCATCCACTAATCAGGACCCAGCTCTTCTCCGAGGAAATCGAAGCTGAAGGCGGAATGTTCCCCGAGGATCGTCGCCTCATGATCTTCGGAACCCATGCGCCCCATCACGGACCACAGCCTGGTCATATTTACGCCATGCTCCTCGATGTCGCCGGGGAAGACGAGAACGCAACCGAGACCGGAGACTTCACCCTGGCAAACGCAGCACGGAACCATACCGCAGTCACCATCGTCTCAGTCGATCTGAGCACCATTTCCGATCCATTGATCAACGCTCCCCGTTATCATGTCGTCTACCGCAAAGAATGGGTTGGTGATAAGCATACCAGTCTTTACGGGCAGCTCCGCGCCCTCGCTGAGCACTGGACTATCAGGCATCTGGTTTCCGACAATACAGGCGTAGGTGCTGGAATTACCTCATTCCTAGCAAAAGCTCTTCCAGGGAGAGTGCTTCCCTTCGATTTCAATCAAGCCACCAAAAGCCGCCTCGGCTGGTCCTTCATTGCCATGGTCGAGACGGGCCGCTTCAAGGACTATGCTCGCGATCCCGAGGATAAATTACAGACTGCATTCTTTAAGCAGCTCGAGTATTGTAGCCTGGAAGCTGTATCCGGACCAGCGCGCGCAATCCGCTGGGGAGTGCCCGATGGCACTCGAGACGAGAATGGCGAGCTCGTGCAGGATGATCTCGTGATCTCCGCAGCCCTGGCGTCAGTTCTGGACGACCAGATCTGGGGAAGCGCACTTAGTGAAATTATTGATCCGGTTGATCCCATGGCCGGGATGGAGGATGTTTTTTAATGCAATACAGAAAAAAGCCAATCGTAATTGAGGCAGTTGAGTGGCTCAAGCACGGAGACCATCCTGCAGTAAGAAAAACGTCCTATCAGGAAATAGCACAGCTTCTCTTAACATCTGGCTGTTCAAAAGAGCCCCCATATTGGTCATGGGAAAGAATGGGAATCATTGAAACACTCGAAGGCTCCTTTGCCGTTATACCTGGCGATTATATTTTAACAGGCGTCAAAGGAGAGGTTTATCCATGTAAACCAGATATTTTCGAAGCAACCTACGAGAAAGTAGAGCCCAATGTTTGAGCGATTCCGTGCTGCACTCGCTTTACGTCTGGCCCCCGAAGACCTGCGCACTCAACTCGCCAAAGTCACCGCTCGCGTCGATGATTCACCCGGATGGATTGGAACAAGCGATGGTCGCCATGATTACGATGGCGGCACTATCATCAAGCTTTACCAGGACGCCCTCGCAGCATATCGAAAGAACCCAATCGCTCTGCGCATCATTGGGATTACCACTGACTTCGTGATCGGAGATCAGATCACTATCTCATCACCCAATCCAGCCCTTAACGCCTTCATCATGGCATTCTGGAACCACGAAAAAAACCGTATGCAGCTTCGTCTCGAATCCATGTGCGACGAGCTCTCGCGCGCCGGAGATCTCTTCCCAATACTCTTTCGAAACGAGCATGACGGCATGAGCTACCTCCGTTTCGTTACCAAGGACACCATCACCAGGATTGAATCAGATCCTACTGATTGGGAAACCGAACTCAAATATTGTCAGACCGGTTACCCAAACCCCAGAGACTGGCTTTCTCCTCATCACCCGAATGCTGAAAAAGACTCAGCAATAATGCTTCACTACAGCGTCAATCGACCATTGGGATCACTGCTTGGAGAATCAGATCTCACCACCATGATTCCATGGCTGCAGCGCTACTCACGGATGCTCGAAGATCGTGTGCGCCTCCACTGGGCAATCCGAGCATTCCTCTGGGTCGTCACCGTTCCCAGCGATAAGGTGAAAGAAAAACGCGAGCAGTATCGCACCCCGCCCGATGCAGGAACGATCATCGTCAAAGACAGTACCGAAACCTGGGAAGTAAATTCCCCCATGGTGAGAGGAGCGGATGCAGGCCCGGACATGGCCGCCGTGCGCAGCATGATCGACGCCGGTTCCGGCTACCCGGCTCACTACCGAGGTGAAGCTGGCGATGCCAACCTCGCCACGGCAAATGCTATGGCAGCTCCCACGATAAAGCATGTGCTCCGGAGACAGCAGTACTTCTCCTACTTGCTCTGCGATATTCTCTACTGCGCCTACCAACGCGCCGTTCAGATAGGAAAGCAGCCAGCCTTACCATCGAACGACTACGGTATCCTCTTCAACGTAAATGCCCCGGCACTTACCCGCGAGGACAATGAGTCCCTGGGCCGAGCGGCTCGTGGTCTCGCCAGAGCTTTTCAAAGCATCTCAGAGGAACTCCCAGGGCCAAGTGATAAGCTCGCGCGCCTCATGCTCAAGGAAAGCTTAAAGTATGCCGGCCTACCGCAGTCTGACGGTGATATCGATGCGATCCTCGCTGAAGCAAAAGCAAATCAGAAGGTGATCTTTACTGACCTTCGCGAACAATACGGTCCCAAGATGCCAGTTCCAGGAGCTGGTGCATGATGAGAAAACTTTCAACCATGAACAAGGAGAACACCATGAAACTGCACCACGATGATTATCACTACGGATGGTCCACTGGTTTCACCTACGTTTACTGGCTGGCGCTCTTTGTGGCGGTCATCTTCATTATGATGATCACCGGCTGCGCGCCGATGCAGCTCAAAGCTGACGCCACCCCCGAGCAACAGCGCGCCGCATGGTGCCAGGAGGCAACCAATGCCTATACCCTGTCCACTGCAATGATGAATAGCACTTCCATGACACCTGAGCAGGCAAAATACTATTCTCTGTATCAAATTGGAGCTTCAACCGGGATCAGTCTTTATTGCCCCGGGCCAAAACAGTAACAGAATTCCGGAGTAAGTTGCCATGCCACCTTCGAACTCCATAACTCATAAAGTTTTGATTCTCAATTCAATGCTGGTAGCCATGCTCTGTGGTTACTCGTTCTGGCTTATTGCCATTGACGGGGTCTATTACAAACCAGTAATCGAATACTGGGAAGGTTGCTTTGCCCCAGCACAAGAAATCTTCTATCCTGGGAATGACATTATCCTCAGAGTTATTTCCACAAAGAATCGTGCGCTTGTTGGTCAGGTCTCCTGGTCTCTTGTCAATGTCTCCACCCGTCAGGTCGTCGCAACGTTTCTTACCCGACCGACGATCATGCACAAAGGGTATAACAATGCTCTTGTGACTGTTGGAGTCGTGCCAGTGCACATCGAGAATGGCTATTATTTTATGAGTGGCATGGTAACTTATAATGTGAACCCGCTAAATGAGGTTGCATATCAACTTGAATCAGCTCCATTTTACATTAAATCCACAAGAGGATCTTAGGTGGAAGGAACAATTCCTTCAAGCTCGGTTGCCTGGGTTGGAATCATTTTCAGCCTCATTGGTGGGTTCATCGCTATTCTCGTCACCATTTCTCTTGTATTTCTATCGCAGCTCAAGAAAGATTTCGAAAAACTCCAGGAGGCACTCGATGGAAAACTGGACACCTGCGATTACGAGAAAGAAGCCAGAACATACGATCAGAATATACGCGCATCATTCAAATCCACCTACGAGCGGATGGGGGACCGGCTGGATTATACAGACCGCAAATTCTGCGGTCACAGCCATACAACAGACGGCAAAATAATCATCGGAGGCATGTAATGCCACGCATGCACTGCCATGTGTATCTCATCGAAAAAATGGTCCATCTAAGCGTTGAGGCTGATACGATGGAATATGCGCGACAACTCGCTCTCACTCGCTCGAAACAGTTCACACCCACTCCAGCAGACTGCTCACGAATCTGTCTCTGCTTCCCTATCGCCGCTGATAACGATGCGCGCCTACTACGCGACACCGAGCCATCCACACCACTGGAGAAGCCGTGAGCAAGTTCGATAAGACCATTAAACCGAATCCAGACCCAAAAGAGCTCGATGACTGGCTCAAAGAAGTGGGCGCCGCCGTCAAAAATGGGGACGCTTTGTCAGATCAGGTCGACTACCAAGCCACCCTCTGGACAGCCTACCGTCTCCGTGAAGGGCTTACGGTGCCAGACGATATGATGGTCTTCTACGGCAACGCCAAGGACATGAACGACGCTGGAGGATACCCAACTGGCGAGCCTTTCAAAGTTGAATATATAGACGAGACGCTTCCATCGAACCCCTCTGAAGAGGACCTTAACAAATGGGTCGAGATGATTGGCAAGGGTCTGAATGCGATGGGCGCATCCCAGGTTGCCGATAAACTGACTGACTATGCAACTTACCTTCTTGGTAAAGGCGTCGATCTAACCACCGCAATTCTCAGCCCCTTCCTCAAAGCGTCAGAGTACCTCGCCGGACTCACTCCAGATATCCCCATTACCAAGAACGATTATTCCAAGGACTTCAACGACGAGTATAAACCACCAGAGCCAAGTCCCTACCAGGAAAAATACAAACCACCTAAACCACCCAAAAAGGACATCAACAAACCTCCAAAGAAAACCAATTGGTGGACAGGCGAGCCCCGCGATGACCAGGGGCAGTGGTCTTCCCAGGGAAACCTACCCACGGATGAACATCACTTTCTAAGCATGCGCAATGTGATCTGGGAGAACAACAACCCCGATCCAGCAACCATCTGCCCCATCTGTCGGGAGCTTATCGGCCAGGTCTTCTCCGGAGACCAGCACCCAGTCACCCCGGTGCACCCAGCCTGCTACTGCTTCACTCGGCCAACCGACATGCCCCCCACGGACTCGAGTACCCCAGAGAACTATCACCCAGACAGTCAGCAGACTTGGGTTGCTTACACGGCATATCTTTTGCGAAAAGGTTATGATGTCCCAGCATTCTACGAATCCCTCATCCCACAAGCGGAGCAGGTTAATGCTAAACGAGCACAACAAGCGACCATCGCGGAGCCGCACATGCACCTGGAAGCCATAACACCCAAAGCTCTCGAAGGAATCACAGACCAGGAGCTCCTTTCCATGCATCATCGAGTGCACGAGCTCTGGGGTCAGCACTTCGAGCACTCGCAGAAAGAGACAGCTGGCGGTCTGGTGCGCGAGGACCTATGGAACGACCATAAACTCATCGCCGAGGAAATGAAGCGCCGAAAGATGAACCACAACGTCGAGAGTCTCATCGACACCCACCTCGCCAACTGTACAAATCCAGCGTACCTTCCGAATATTGTCACCATAGTGCCGCAATTTGTCAGTATCGTCGGCAGCACCGCGCGCATGGGTGTCGGGACAGATGTCGATATCCTCATCCGGGCGGCCCGACAGGAGCTCTCCACAAGCGAAGCGCAGCACCTTATCTGGTCGGACAACATCGACATTCCCTTGAGAAAGATCCTGGATCCCGACAAACTCGGTCATCTGCATTTCATCGCCAATCCCCAGGGGCCGCACGCCGAGTCACTCGGCCTCTATGACCTGGCGCTAGTGCTCCGGCAGTCCCTCGCAGTCACCCCCGGTAAATCTTACCAGATCATGAAACCATCCATGACTTCGATCACCGACGCCTTCTCCGTTGACGAGATATGGCCCTGGACGGAGAAACATCTCAGCGAAGGTGTTTATGCGTCTCCAAAAATGGATGGCTTCAGGACCACAATTACGAGCTCACAGGGGCATGTTAAGTTTTACTTCGAGGGATCCACTCC